CGGAAACAGTGCCTTGATGATCGGCGGTTTTATTCGATCCCTGGCGCACAATGGGAAGGCGACTTAGGCGCACAGTTTGAGAACAAGCCAAAAATCGAAGTCAACAAGGTTCACCTTGCGGTCATGCGCGTAATAAATGAGTATCGGAATAATCGCATTACGGTTGATTTCGTGCCGCGTTCTGGAGTGAAAGACGACGAACTTGCGGACGCTTGCGATGGCATGTTCAGGGCGGACGAGATCGACTCCGGGGCCGAGGAAGCCTACGATAACGCATTCGAGGAAGGCGCAGGCGGCGGATTCGGAGCGTTCCGCCTTCGCGCGGCCTATGAGGACGATGAAGACCCGGACGACGATCGACAGCGGATCAAGATCGAGCCTATCTATGACGCCGACTCCTCGGTCTACTTTGACACAGATGCGAAGCGACAAGATAAAGCGGACGCGAAGTACGCGTTTGTTGTCTATTCGCAGAGCCATGACGCATTTAAGGATGAATGGGATGATGATCCCGCATCATGGCCAAAGGAAGTAAACCGCGTAGATTTCGATTGGTGTACGCCCGATGTAGTATTTGTCGCGGAGTATTACCTCATCGAGGAGAAACGCGACTATGCGCTCACGTATACCGGAATCGCGGGAGATGAAAAGAAACTCAAGGCATCCGAGCTTGATGATGAGATGCTAGATCAGCTCACCGCGACAGGCTACACGGAGACGCGGCGCAAGCGTACAACCTCGAAGCGTGTGCATAAATACATCATGTCCGGTAATTCAATCCTTGAAGATTCTGGCGTGATCGCGGGGAAGTGTATCCCAGTCGTCCCGGTTTACGGAAAGCGCTGGTTTGTCGATAACGTCGAGCGGTGTATGGGTGTTGTAAGGCTTGCCAAGGATGCCCAGCGGCTAAAGAATGCACAGCTATCAAAGCTCGCAGAGATTAGCGCGATATCAAGCGTTCGCAAGCCGATATTCACGCCTGAGCAAGTCAAGGGGCACGAGCTAACCTGGGCCGAGGATAACATCAAGAATTATCCTTATGCACTCGTTAACCCAATAACAGACGCGAACGGGAACCCGCAGCCGGCCGCCGCGCTTGGCTATACGGAGCCCCCGGAGATTTCCCCGGCGCTCGCCGCGCTTTTGCAACTCACCGAAACCGACATGCGCGATATCCTTGGCAACCAGGGAGAAGCCGATAAAATGGTATCGAACATATCAGGCAAAGCCGTCGAAATGATACAGACGCGGCTCGACATGCAGACGTTTATATATATGTCGAACTTTGCAAAGGCTATCAGGCGCTCGGGCGAGATTTGGCTCTCGATGGCGAAGGATATCTACGTCGAAGAGGGCCGCGAGATGAAGACCATCGGTCAGACGCAGGAAGTTAGTACGGTTATACTCGGCGAGCCTGAGGCGGCCCCGAAGACTGGCGCGGTCCGCAAGGGCATAGACTTTTCCCGTGCCGCGTTCGACGTTGCGGTCGATGTCGGCCCTTCGTTCACGTCGAGGCGCGAGGCGACAGTTCGCGCTATCACTGGAATAATGCAGATGACGCAAGACCCGGAAACCTTGCAAGTATTGACCGCAACCGCGCTTATGAACATGGAGGGCGAGGGGCTGACCGATCTACGCGAGTATAACCGAAAGAAACTCGTACAGATGGGCGTCTTAAAGCCGACCGATGAAGAAGCGCAGATGATGGCGGCCCAGGCAGGCGAGAAGAGCGCAAACGATAAGGCGCTGGAGGGTATGGCCGAGGAAGCGCAGGCAAAGGCTACGAAAGCCCGCGTAGATGTTGTAAAGTCTTTAGCGGAAACTGAAAAGATAAAAGCAGAAATCGAGAGCATAAACGCAAAGACAATTGAAACGCTTGCGGGCGTAGACATGGCAAGCACGGATCAGGCATTAGCGATAGCGGAAAAGCTGTCGCCTAAGATAGAGGCCGCCCCGATGGGCGAGGGAGTAATCGCGAATGGCTGACACGCTAGATCAGGTAGAGCTTTTCGAGGAAAACGCGGAAGGACAAGCGGAGGCGCAGGATGTCGAGAAAGCGGCCGAGGATGCGGCTCCTAGCGCGGATGAGATTGTCGAGGCGGCCGAATCGCTCGATAAGCCAAAAGAAGAGCCCAAGACTGAGGCCGAAGAGGGCGCGCCTGAGCCTGATAAAAGGGGCGACTCCTCAGTAATCAAAACGCTCCGCGAGCAGAACCGCATAAAGGACAAGGCCGTCCGCGAGTGGCAGCGCAAGTACCAGGAGATCGCGGCTAAAGCGGTTATCCCTGAGCCCGAGCTAGGCCCGAAGCCGACGCTTGAAAAGTGCGACTATGATTCGACTAAGTTTGAGCGGGAAACCGAGGAATGGCTCATAAAGAAACGCGACGTTGACGCTAAGGCCGCCGCGAAGAAGGCCGAAGACGAGGCCGTCGTCAAGAAATATCAGGATAAACTCGCCGCATATGCTACCGCGAAAACGGCTCTTGCTATCCCTGATTACGAGGAAGCCGAGGCGGCAGTATTGGACTTGCTAGATCAGGCACAGCAGAGTATAATCGTTCAGGGAGCCAAGAAGCCCGAGCTTTTAGTATACGCCCTCGGTAAGAACGAGGAGACTTTGAAGAAGCTAGCGGCGATCAAGGAGCCCGTGCAATATGCGTTTGAAGTCGCGCGAATTGAAGCGCGGCTAGAGGTGCAGATGGAGAAAGCGAAGAAGCGCCCGGCGACCCAGCCTGAAAGCCGAGTAGTCGGAGGAAGCGCGGGAGCGAACGATTCGACACTTGAACGGCTTAGGGCAGACGCGGCGAAGTCAGGCGATTATTCAAAGGTTTTAGAGTACAAGAAGTCTAAGAAGCGGGACTAACACCGCAGGGCACGCCGTCCCTATAATCCGGCAGTCATGATGGCATCCGCCCGGCCTAATGGGTGAGGATAAGGGCTTTCGTATGGGAGCCACTATTACTCATTAGGAGTGTGGAATCATGGCTAACGAGTTTAGCAAAGAAGAGCGCGTAATGTTCGAGGAAATCCTTGAGGGTTTTCAGGACAATCTCGTTCTCTCGAAAAACGTCAACATTTACCGGCCCGATCAGCAGATGATGGAGCGCGCCGGGGATGTCGTATGGCGCCCCGAGCCGTACATCATGCAGAGCTTCGAAGGATTTGATCAGACGGCGAACTTCAAGGACGTGACGCAGTTGTCAGTCCCCGTCTCAATCAATCGCAATCGGTCGTCCCCGTGGATCATGACGCCGCGCGAGTTGCGCGATTCGGTCCAGGAAGGACGGATCAAGGAATCGGCTATACAGCGCCTCGCGTCCGATATCAATGTCGCAATGCTCAATGCCGCTACAATGCTCGGTTCGCTGTTCGTTAAGCGTGCGGCTCCGGCTGTTGGATACGACGACGTAGCCCAGTGCGATGCAATCATGAATGAGCAGGGCGTCCCGAACTACGACAGGTGCCTCGCACTGTCCACCCGCGACTACAACGGCATGGCGAACAATCTCGCGGTGCGTCAGCACATGGGCGACAAGGTAACCAAAGCCTACGAGCGGTCCTATGTCGGCATGGTTTCCGGCTTCGACACTTTCAAGCTCGATTACTCGCGGCGCATCCTGGTTCGCGTTGCGGCTGGTCTCGTGGTCAACACGCTCGCTGGCGGCGGCAATGTGTACGTTCCTGCGGCTACGTCGGTAGCGGCTACGGGCGAGCAGGGCAACGTAGACAATCGGTTCCAGCAGATTACCATCGCGGGCGTCCAGGCTGCGGGTGTTGTGGCTGGCGATGCGTTCACGATCGCAACCGTCGAGGCCGTTCATCACATAACCAAACAGGGAACGGGTAACCTCAAGACGTTCCGCATCGTGTCCATCGACGGCGCGAATACCGCGACAATCTGCCCGCCTCTTATCACCGCGCAGGGCGGAACGGATGCCGAGATTCAGTATCAGAACTGCGTGGTGAATACTCCAGCGGCCAACTCGGCTATCGTGTGGCTCAATACTGCGACGGCTGCGGCTAATCCGTTCTGGCAGAAAGAGTCCTTGGAAATTATCCCCGGCCGCTGGTCCTTGCCGACCGACGCGGGCGCGGCTATTGTCCGGGGAGTTATCGAGCAGGGCCTTGAAGTCATCATGCAGAAGCAATACGACATCCTGACCGGCAACGTGTTCCTCCGCATTGATACCCTTTTCGGAGTTGCGAACAAGCAGCCCGAGATGAACGGTATCATGATGTTCTCGCAGCCCTAATCCAATAGGGGCGGGCTTAATTGCTCGCCCCGCGTTTATAAGGAGAGTGCAATCATGTCCAGTAAAGTATATCCGTTCGGCAATTCCGGCGAGGTCGGCGTAGCTGCCGCCGCTAAGGTTGCAGTATGGTCGAAGGCGCCGTATACCGTTTATCAGCGAGCCGGATATCCGAACCATCCCGACACCTGGGATGTGTTAAAGGAAGGACTCGCCGATGAAGAGTATGTTTCGGGCGCTTTTGCGGCGGCGGGACATATTAAGATCGCGGCCGGTTCTTCGGAACTTTTCTACAACATCGGTACCGATGCGCGACCTTTCGAGGAAGCTGATTATGTAAATCAGCCCGATCCGGTTGCTCTCGATGCCACGGGTGCAATTACGGCTGCGATGATTACTTCGGGGATTATAACCTCAACAACTGTCGCCGCCGTTACGGGGACACTCCCGGCCGCAACCGTGCTAGATGCCGCATTTGATCTTGGAATCAATAAGGCTATCGATTTCTCGGTAATTGCCACGGGCGCCAATGCGTTTACCGTCGCGGTCGCCGCTGGCGTGACCAATGTCGGCGACCTTGTGGTTGCGACTGCCACGGCGGGAAGATTCCGTTTGCGGAAGACTGCCGCGACGACATACGTCATCTATCGGTTGTGTAAGTAAGAAATACCGGCCCGGTAAAACTCCGGGCCGGTTTTGAAAGGAGCAAACATGGAGTTCCCGAGATATGTTTTTATTTCGCCCGGCCCGGAAAAGCATGGGTCCGATACGGTCGGGACGCAGCTTGTTATCGATGAAGATGAGTACGACGCCGCGCTAAAGGCTGGCTTTTATGGCACGTCGTTCGATGCTATCGATTCCGCAAAGACTACGAAAGCCGAGGCGCCGAAAGCTGAGGAGCCCGTCAAGGACAAACCCGCCGAGTATGCCCTTGTAGCCAAGGCCGAAGAGATCGGGATCAAGGTAGATAAGCGCTGGGGCCCGGATAGGCTCGCGGAAGAGATCGCGAAAGCCGAGGAGGCGAAAGATGCCGTGCGGGAGTAAGAAAGGCGGGAAGAAGAAGGGCGGGGGCAGGAAGTGAAAATCACGATTGACCCGAAGCTATTCGCGCTCGTATGCGGCGCGCTTATCGGATCAGGGATGAAGTCTGCCGTCAAGATTGTCAATGAAAAGACGGTAGTCCGCGCGACCTGGCGCAATAAGCCCGACTCGCGGTCAAAGCGCGAGGAGATGGTTGTCACGTTCGGCGAACCTAACTATCAAGAGCGTGACTTTATTAAGAAGTGCAAGAAGGCCGGGGAGCTGATGCCCGTGAAGAAAATCCAGTTCCGGGCATACCCTAAAAAGGCGAAGGCATGAGCTACACAAAGCGTCAAGTTATCCAGGCCGCGCTATCCGAAATAGGGCTTGCTACCTATGCGTTCGACCTTTCGGCGGACCAGATCGAGCAGGCCGCATGGAGACTTGACGCTATGCTCGGAGAGTGGAACGCTCGGGGGATTCGCCTCGGGTATCCGCTTCCGGCAAATCCTCATGATACCGACGCGACAAGTGATTCCGGTGTACCTGACAGCGCCTATGAAGCCGTAATTACCAATCTCGCGGTGCGCCTCGGCCCGTCGTATGGAAAGAGCGTAAGCCCTGAAACACGCGCGACGGCTCGGGCCGCGTTCAATACGCTCATGGCGATGTCGGCCAAGCCTGCCGAGATGCGCGTCCAGGGAATCCCGAAGGGCGCGGGATATAAGGATCACGATTCGCCATTCATGCCGCCGCTTGATAGTGGCATAGTTGAATATCCTGAGCCGACGCTGACATTTGAATAAGGGGTAGCATATGACCTTAACAGAAGTTACTACGATAAACGGCGGCGACCGGGTAGTCCTTGATAAGCGCGACCAGGGAGATTTTAGGGCGATATCGTATACAAACTTACTCGCCGAGATTCAAGCCGATATCACCATCGGGCGCCCAGAAGCCGACACGCAGTATGCGGCCCCGAATACTGACCCGTTCACAATAGCGATCCAGGACGATGACGAAGACGTGCATTTGATCTTGACGCCGCTCGCGGGCGGAGATAACGGCACGCTCACGTTCCCGCTGAATACGAAGTGCCGCGACAAGCAAGAGATAACCGTCAATATAACGGCCGCGCTTACCACGCTTGCCATAGCGGCGAACGGTGCTACGGCTGTCACAGGCGTTCCGGTCGGAGCAACGGCTATCGACGCTTTCTTTAAGTGGAA